GTTCAATACTCTATTAGGTATCGAAGAAGAGGAAGCTGGAGCGCAAACTGAAGTTGTAGTTGAGTCAAATCAACAGCAATCTCAATCAAATAACCAGAGTGTTATCATCAACATTCCAGAACAGAAAGCAGCACCTACACAAACTATTGTTAGAGAGACTGTAAGAGAAGTTCCTGCTGCTCAACCAGCTCCAGTTCAAGTAGTTGAAGAGAAGCCTGAAACTCCAGCCGAAAGAATGGCTCGTTTGAAGAAACAAAGAGAAGAACAAAACGCCGGTAAGTAATCATGAGAACTAGAAAGGATGTTATTTTGGAGAGCATTTTCGCTCCGTTAGGTTTATTAATGGTTGTAGGTGGTTTACTATTTGTAGGCACGATGGCTACTTCATGTAAATCTTCTATAGGTGTACAACAGTATCAAGCCGACTTCGAGAAGGCAGAAGAGCTAAACACCCTACCGGTTTATACAGGTGAGAGACAAATCGTACAGTTATCTAAACTAAACGTTAACAAAGAGCTATGGGAGATGTTTCCTGAGCTTAGAGACAAGAGAGTTGGTTTAGGTGTATCAAATAGAATCATTGAGAACTTTGAACAGACTGGCCGCTTTAGCTATGCTGAAGAGAAAGAAGCTATTCAGAATCAAATGTTAGATGCTTGGGAGACTGAGCTCAATGGATTAGGTGATGGTCAGACTCAGTTAAAGATGGAAGGTATTGCTCTTCCTAAGTACATTGTGTATGCTGAGATTTATGACTTCGCTGTATCATACGGAGAGAATTACAACAAGGGTAAAGTTGAAAAGACTAATACCACCATCATGGGTATTCAAATCAGAATGGTAAGTGTTGACAATGGTCAATACATCGTTGCATCTGGTCAAGGAACAGCTACTCAGGTAGGTGAAGGCTTCTTCAAGAACCCTCAGATGGGATTTGATAACTCTACAGTCGGTATTGCCACACAACGTGCTCTTGAGGTCGCTACAGTGAACCTTGTCAAGCGCATGGAAGCTTATGGATGGTAAATGGTGGAAAGTATTAATACTTCTGGTACTTGGATTTAGTAGTTACGGACAGTACGTCTACACCTACACCGATCCTTGTACCGGAATTCTTAATTCTGTTACTATCAATCAGCCATCAGGCAGTGTAACCTTATTTTATGCAGGACAGTACAACACCTTTACTCAAGCCCAGCTTCAAGCCGGAGCATTCGAGCTTTGGGTACAAAGTGTTAACGCGCTTGCTCCTCCAGGAAGTAACCCCTGCGCTGGAGCAGGAGGAGCTATCTCCACAGGATCAAATGCATCTACTGCTACTAATACAGCCACTAACATCTCAGGCATAGTTGGTGTAGCAGCTAATATAGGAGGAAGTTTAGGTTCATCTGCCGTACCAGGCGGAGGAAGTGTTTCAGGAGGAGGTTCATCAAGCAATAACGACAACAATGGCAACAGCTCGAACAATAGCAATAGTAATGGTTCTTCTGGTAGTAGCGGCAGTAGTAGCACCGGTGGCGGGTCTGGATCAGGCTCTGGTGGGTCATCTTCAGGCTCTGGTGGCGGTAGCGGCAATAGTGGCGGTTCCGGCTCTTCTGGTGGCTCTTCAGGGTCCGGCGGATCCGGAGGTTCAGGAACTGGAGGCTCTGGTTCGTCAGGCGGTGGTACGTCAGGCTCAGGAGGATCCGGAGGAGGTAGCACAGGCGGTTCAGGAGGCTCTGGAGGAGGCGAACCTTCGGGAGGACTAAGCGGTAACGACGGAGGTGGCGTAGGTTCCGGAGGTACTGCAGAAGGTAGCGGAACATCAGAAGGAGCAGTAGGAGGTACAGAAAATACTTCTACAGCCTCAGGAGGTGACTCCGAATCTTCTTCCTCGGAAGGAGGAGGTGGAGGCGGCGGTAAAGCTAAACCTAAATCCAAACAAGAGAAGGTCGGTAGAGGAGCTTTAATTGGAGCAGGAGACTTTGTTGTCATTAGAAACTCTTCAGACATTAAAGAGTCAGGAATGGACAACTTTAAGTTCAATATGTCTCTTACCCATGTCAATACTAAGCAAACCTTTATTAAAGGAATTAATTTTAATTTCACTACCGGTGAAAATGTATTAAACAGTACACTATACGGATCGTATAAAAAGGAAGGGTTTATGGGAGTATTCTCTAACTCTACCATGACCAACTTTAAATCTGATATCTTTAACACAACTACTGTATTAATAGCTCAGAAGCTATGGACAGTTACTCCTATGTTAGGAACTAACTTTACATTAGGAAAGATAGGTGATAGCGACTTCCAAAACTGGTCGGTAGTAGGTGGAGGGTATACAAACTTTAAAGGCTTTAACGCTGTTACAGGTAACGTAATGTTGCTTGGTATCTATTCTCCGTACATATTTTATTATGAAGGACAGTGGTATAAGTCCGGTATACTTTTAGTTCCATTAGCTAACGTAGACTTTAAAGTTACAAATACGTTTAAGTGGAGTATCTCTTTTGGAGGAGCATACCAATGGAATGCCGATGTACTTAACTACCAGCTATCAACTGGTACAAAACTTATGTTATGAAATGGTTATTAGTACTATTACCCTTTACCTTACTAAGCCAGACCATCACGCTAACACCTATCGGAGCTCAAGATGTAAGTGGAATTCCTATAACTGTTGAACACCAAATAACAACCGGAAACGGAATAACCTCAGTAAGAGTATTTCGGACTCACTACGGTAACGGAAGCACATCTCAATACGCACAGTATCCTTTGTCAAGAACTGAAATGAATAAGCTGTTTAACGCAGCCTATGCAGCAACAACTTTATGGTGGAGCGGTAGTATGAACGCAACATCTTCTTTAAACTTCACCAATTATACAACTCTAACAGCAGCAGGTGCTACCATCCCATCATCCGGCAACTACTACGCTACAGAAGTTACATTTACATTTGTTCCACTAGAAACAGGACTCTACTATTTTGGAATGACATCAGATGATGGTTCTGATTTATCAATCAACGGAACATCGGTAATTGAATACTATGGCGGTAAGGGCGTGGGTACGTATAAGTACGGAAGCTACTCCATGGTTGCTGGAGCTCAATACACCGTAGTTGCAAGAATGCAGGAATATAGCGGTGGCGATGGATTGATACTAAGATGGAAAAGACCTTCACAATCTGCTTACTCCTTGCAGACAAATGAAATAGGAGTAGCAAGTTCAAGCTGGATAAGCCAAGGAACTAAAAACACAAACTCAGCCGGACAAGCTACCTGGACTAATTCAAGTAACTGGCCTTACAGAGTTACTGTAGACGTATCACAGAAGTTTCATACTATCACAGATGCTGATATGAACTATATGATGTACCAGAAAGCAGAGTTAGGTTTATTTGAAAGCTGGGACTACTATACTTGTGACTGTAATAATAGTTCAACCTTTGAATGGGAAGATATTTACTTCTGTTATACGTTATGGTTAAATAATTTTTACCATAATAAGTACATCTTCACTCAGGCTGAAAAAGATGCAATAGAGGCCGATCCTCATACTAATTATTATAATACGTACTTCCCTACCCAGGTACGTACTATTGATAATCAGAATCAATTTTATATAATGGGTACCGGTAAACACAGAGCAGCATCAGCAGAGAAGATACAATGAAGTGGCTACTAACATTACTACCTTTCTTTGCTTTTGGGCAGACAATTACTCTGACCCCGATCGGTAATCAGGATGTTAGTGGCATACCAGTAACGGTAGAGCAGTTAGTTCCTGGACAGGTTGGATACAACATAAACGCAATTACATACTTCTACGAATCAACAGGAGGTACTTCTGTAAGTGTTGGTGATGATCAGACAGTATCAGGACGTCCTATTGGATTTACCTTTAACTACTGGGGTACAAACTACACAACAGTTAATATCTGTTCCAATGGCTGGATATCATTTACTAATACAGGAGGTAACATTGTAGGGTATGGTACCAACAGCACAGTACCAGCCGGTATACATGGAGTAGCATTGGACTTATATCCTTCAGGAGGATACTTTATTAGGTATCAAACATTAGGAACAGCCCCTGATAGGAAGTTTGTAGTTAGCTATCACATGGACTACTATGGATGTAGGGGCAACTGGACAGACTTTCAGATAGTCCTATATGAAACTTCTAACAAGATAGCTATTAATGTTGCCACACACCCTACTTGTGGTAATGCACTTCAAGGATTATCTAACCAAGCTAACAACGGCTGGGCTATTACACCAGGACGTAATGGACAGAACTGGACCGGTACCACAAACTCCTCTTACGAGTTTACTCCTTACTCTACATCATCAACTTGGACTAGTAGAGGTACGTTAAATACTAATCAAGCAGGACAGGTTACATTTAGTAACACAAGCAATTACGACTATAGAGTTACTATAGATGTATCAGCTAAAAATCATTTACTTACCTATGATGATTTAAACTATATGATGTATAAAAAAGCCAATCTAAGCTCAGTTAGTGATTGGGATTTTTACACTTTAGACTTAAACAATTCATCAGTATTCGGATGGGAAGATATTATATGGGGACATTCACTTGTACTGAATGGAGTGTACCATAACAAATACATCTTTACTCAATCAGAAAAGACAACTATCGAGAGTAATCCAACAACTAATTATTATAACACGTACTTCCCTACTCAGGTAAGAACAGTACAGTCACAGAATCAGTTTTATATAATGGGTACAGGTAAACACAAAACAATAATCAATAATTTATATAAAATAGAATGAGTCCAATTGTATGTTACTTCGTCGCTAGTGTAATGTCTCTAGCATCAATCAATGGAATCGAACAAGAGAAGTTTACGTTCGGTGTAAGACAAATCACAGAAGAGATCGTAGGACAGCAGGCTCCTTTATGTCCTGATGGCAGTCCTATCTATGTTGTAGTAGAAGAGATTAAAGCTCCTACTCAAGGTATTCGTATCGGTCCTTTTGAGTTTAAACAAAAGAAAACATTTGTTACTGTTAAGGTAACTAAGGACGGTAAACAGTATACAGGTACAGGTACAGCTAAGATGAATGTAGCTGCTACCCTACTTCAGTTACAGGATGAGAATCTTCCATTCGAACAAACAGAATTTTCTATTGCAGTTAAGAGAGCGATTGAAGACGCGCTAGACTAAGCCTATTTATCTTAAAGACTATTTACTAATTGTTTCACCTAATTTGTTGCGATATGTTTAATTATATCAAAAGAAAATTTATGGCGTTCTCAGACATTTTTAAGGACAACAATGCCTATAACGAAAAAAATATCGTTGGCTTTGCATCGTTCGCCGTTATGTCAGTATTTGCTGCCGCCGATATCGTAACAGGTATCATGGGTATGGAATTAGTAATTACTGATACAATCTTCAATTCATTTGTAATCATCACATTAGGTTCATTTGGTATTGATGGCGCAACAAAAATCTTCAATAAGAATAAATCAGAAGAAGAATAATTAACAACTAGATTATGAGTTTAAAAAGTTTACAGGAAAAGGCTGGAGTTACCGCTGACGGTGCTTTCGGTCCTGGCACTATGAAAGCCGGAATGGCTTACTACAAACTGACCCCAGTTAGAGCAGCTCACTTCTTTGCTCAAACTGCTCACGAGACAGGAAACTTTAAAGCTTTCTCAGAGAACCTAAACTACTCTGCAGACGGCCTTAATAAGATCTTCCCTAAGTATTTCAAGAATGCCGGTAAAGATGCCAATGGCTATGCACGTAACCCAGAAAAGATCGCTAACGTAGTTTACGCTTCAAGAATGGGTAACGGTGATGAAGCTTCAGGTGATGGCTGGAAGTACAGAGGAAGAGGAGCTCTTCAATTAACTGGTAAGGCTAACTACGAAGCATTTGCAAAGTACCTCGGCAACAACGAAGTACTTGAGAACCCAGATCTAGTTGCAACCAAATACGCTTTCGAATCAGCCATGTTCTTCTTTGATAAGAATAAGTTATGGGACATCTGCGACAAAGGAGTCAACGATGAAGCAATCTTAGCCCTAACAAAAAGAATTAATGGTGGTACTCACGGTCTTGACGACAGAAAAGAAAAGACTAAGAAGTACTACGGATACGTAAAGTAAGATGAAATCTACTACCTTGTTCCTGTCGATAACTGCTACACTAGCTTTCATGTGCTCCTACTTTATGGAGTTAACAATAGGTAATGCCGAGCAATATCTAGCGTTAGTTGCTGTAGTATTTATCGACGGGTTCTTTGGTATTGCTGCCGGTGTTAAAAGAGAAGGCTTTCAGACTAGAAAAGCTGTTAGAGTTCTCCAAAGAGTAATAACGTGGGTAGCTTTCTTAACAGTTATACTAATGGTTGAAAGAGGTTTTGAAGGCACAAGCTGGTTATCTGAAACGATCATCGTACCTTTTATACTACTTCAGTTAGTTAGTGCATTAAAGAATGCATCAATGGTTGGCTTAATTAAAAGCGCAGACCTAATTAAGGTACTAGACAGGATCGATCTCCATAAAGGAGAGAGAAAATAAATCCCGAGTTATGTGGGAACAAATCAAACTTAGAATACTACCCTTCACGATAGCCTTATCAGCGCTATCAGTATCTGCTTCTGCAGCATTTTATTCGGTGAGTGGCCTATCAAAACTCTTCGCCGGCGCCTCTTTACAGGTCGCGATAATGGCTGGATCATTAGAGATAGCAAAACTTGTAATAGCCTCCCTGCTTTATCAATATTGGGATACTATTAATAAAGCGTTAAGAACATACTTAACTATCGCTGCCGGAGTTCTCGTACTTATAACATCAATGGGCATTTATGGTTTCTTATCTGCTGCATATCAAGAAACAGCTAATAAGGCAGGTAATATTGATTCTCAAATCGCTTTAGTAGAAGTAAAACGAGATAATGTTAAAGAACAGCTTGACGTTTACACTACTGAAAAAGAATCAATCAACAAATCAGTTACTGATTTAAGAGCAGGCTTATCTAACAACGTTATTCAATATACAAATGCTGAAGGTCAGTTAATTACAACTACATCTTCTGCAACTCGTAAATCATTAGAAGCCCAGTTAGATCAAGCTATTACTCGTCAAAACATAATTAACTCTAAAATAGACGAATTAAACACTCAGCTGTTTAATTATGAAACTGAAATTGTTGAGGTAAGAACTAACAACGATTTAGCAGGTGAATTAGGTCCACTTAAGTACTTATCTAACTTAACTGGAGTTAGTATGGATCGAATTATTAACTGGCTACTCTTAGTTATTATTTTTGTTTTTGATCCTCTGGCTATCTCCTTGGTAGTGGCAGCTAACTTTGCCTTTGCTCAACTACGTCCCAAGAAAGAGGAAGAAGTCACAGAAGTAAAAACTGAAGATCCAAACTGGATTGAAAACTTACCTGAGGAAGTAGTTGATGAAATACTTACCGGTGAAGCGTTTGAAATACCTAAACAGGAAGAAGAGGATTGGATTGTAGTTGATGAAGAGGAAAAATTAGAAGAACCCGAGGAGGTTAAAGATGAAAACTGGCTACAAAAAAAAATTGAAGAGGTAAAAAATAGCACCTTGTCAGGCTGGCGCACCAAAAAAGTAATCGAAGATTTAAAAAAACAGTTTGCAAATAAAAAATAATTTCATATATTGTACTAAACAGTATTATATATGGAAGAGCAAGCACAGTATACTACCTCAGCTACCGAAATTCTTAAGAGAGAATATCCAACTATCTATAACGGGTACATGTCTATTGTAGAAGAGCAATTAGAGCTCTTTGCTAAAAAACATTTAGACTATGGAATGCATAACATTACCGCCGGTACCGGACTATCCAATCAAGAAGAGCGATCTTTTGCTCTTACAGGACTTTGGTACCGAATGAGCGATAAGATCAATCGCTGGAAGAATTTGATTATTAATAACAGAGGCACCCAGAATGAATCTATTGCAGATACATTTCAAGACATTTGTAACTATGCTATCATATGTCAGCTAGTTGAAAGAGACCTCTGGAAAAAATAAGCTATGGCTAAAAAACTCCCAAAGGAGGTTACAGTAGTACAGGAGTATAAAGCTCGTAAAATAGATTATGATACAGAGAAGAACATCTCTTTCAGTCAGATCTTACTCTACGATAGCTGTCAGTACAAATGGTACTTATCTTACCCTAAGAGGTTAGCACCTTACAAGCCTTCTATTCATACAGTCTTCGGTACTGCTCTTCATGAGACGGTACAGGAGTGGCTGGATGTGCTCTACAATCAAACAGCTAAAGCAGCTAATGAGATGGACCTATCTGAGTTACTCTTAGATAGAATGAGGAAGACTTATAAGAAGGAGCGCTACAATAACGGTAACGAAGACTTTACTGACCCTCAAACACTTCAGGAGTTTCATAGCGATGGAGTAGAGATTCTCAACTATCTTAAGAAGAAACGAGCTATCTACTTTAGTACGAAAAATACTTACCTAGCAGGTATTGAAGTACCTATCCTTCAAGAGGTAAAGCCTGGGGTAGTATTTAAAGGCTTCATTGACTTAGTACTCTACAACAGCGTTACAAATAAGTATTTGATCTTAGACATTAAGACATCTACTAAAGGCTGGAGCGATTACGAGAAGAAAGATGAGACCAAAATATCTCAGATACTTTTGTATAAAGAGTACTTCGCTCAGCAATTCAATACCGATGTAGAGAATATAGACGTTGAGTACTTTATCGTACGTCGTAAGCTTTATGGAGGTGACTTTATGCCTAAACGCGTACAAGAGTTTAAACCAGCATCCGGAAAGATTAAACGAAAGAAGGCAATCGAAAAGGTAACTAACTTTGTTATGGAAGCCTTTGATGATAATGGAAACTACCTCGATAGAGAATATCCTAAACAGCCTTCTAAGAGTAACTGTATGTTCTGTCCGTTTAAAGAAAGTCCTCTATGTACTGTGGCAATAAAGTAGATCTTTAGATATTTATATATACATATATAATACTAAAGGCTATGAGTAAAAAGTTAACGAGTGTAAGGGTTGATGAGGATTTGTTTGAAAAGTTTAAAATTGAATGTGTACGATACAAATTTTCTTTT